GCGTGGGAGGTCGTTCCTTACTCTTTCGTGGTAGATTGGTTTATTCCAGTCGGCTCCTATTTATCAGCCTGGGGAGTAATCCCGAAGCTAGTGGGTAGGTTCTTAACTATCGAGAGAGGATCTGGCAAACGTGGCAAGATCTCAAAGGGGACTAATCCCCTAAACGAGACTTGGAAAATCTATGCGGCGACAAACCGCAAAGATATGAGGTTCGTTATGAAGCGAACCGTCACGTCCCAGCTCAGCGTCCCGCACCCTTCGTTCAATTCGTTGCCTAGGGCGTTAAGCCCGAAGCGACTGTTGAATGCAGTGGCGCTTATACACCAAAGACTCAGCTAAAGTGTATTCCTTCTCTCCGTGCAAAAGGCATTGAGAGTCGTAGTCTTTACCGCGTTACGCAATAAAGGAGCCCCAATAATGGGCGCAATGACGAATCTTCTCGTCAAAGACGACGGAACTCCGACAGAGTTCACCTTGCAACCGATCACGGACAGCCCTTTCCCGTTTTGGCGGGCGGCTGTCGCGAACGTACCGGTTGATGGTCAACCGAGACTGACCTTCTCTATTGAGAGGGTTAAGTCGGGCGACTACAAGGCAACAGCGAAGCTAGAGGTCCCCGTGATGGAGACTCTTGGCGCCTCGGGAACTTCCGCAGGATACGTGGCACCGCCGTCCGTCGCTTATGCGATGGTCGGCCTGCTTACGATGTTCGCACCAGCGCGATCTACTATCGCGGACCGTGCGAATCTCTTGCGGATGATGGTCGGTATTGTCCAAGGTGCATCCAGCACCACCAACACCGGCACTCTGGCGAACAACGCCGCGGCGGACGCGTGGAAGAACTCCACGTTGCCCGTCACTCAAGCGTTTATTAGCCTTATCTCACCGAACTAGGTTGGAACCTAGGGTGGATGTGACTAAGACCCTATAAGGAGGGGTTCATGTTCGCATTTGAGGAAACGAAAGGGAGAGGGGAAACCCTTGCCCTGATCCAGGAGCTCTCTAATGAGTGCGCTGTTCTGGGTGGCCCGTTGGCTAAGCGGCTTAACGCTCTTGTTCAACGTGGTGCCTACCGCGAGTTGATCGATTTTGAGATCGACCCATATGCGGTGGACAAGGATGAGGTAACTGACTACTTGTACGCCCGGCAAATCAAGGCTCTTGTTGAAAAACAAGATTTCTTGGACGTCGGATACGACAGGGAAAAGGAGGCTTTGTCCAAGTTTAGGGCGGCGGAAGAGAAGTGCCGCGCGACTAATACTCGCCTTTGGTCTGAGCGTCCCGAAAGGGACGTTGCTAGTGTTCTTCACACTGCGCAACGGATAATCGCTGAGATTTTGGGGCGGGTCCCTGAGTTCGCGGAAATGTCTTTTCTTTTCGGACCTGGTGCATCGACTAACGTCGTTGGGCGTGTAGCGGGCTTCAGAACGAAGCTCGCAGCGCCAATGCAGTGTAGTGAGAGTTTGGTCGGCTGGTTGGGGAGCTTCCTTGCGGAGTTCCCCCAATGGTGCGACGCAGTTGCCGTTAAACACAACTCTTATAGCAGCAATGCCGTAGGAGGGCGATGCCTAGAGAGCGAGTCTCTTTGGGATAAGTCGTGGACGGTTCCTGTCGAAGTGCGACCGGCTCGTATCAGCTTTGTGCCGAAGACCTCCAAGACGGATCGAACCATCTGTGTGGAGCCCTCCCTGAATGCCCTCGGGCAAAAAGGGATAGGGAGCTACATGAAGGATAGGCTCGGTTTGTACGGGGTCAACCTCCGTGACCAGAGTAGAAACCAGCGTAGGGCGTGCGAAGGGTCAGTTAGTGGTTCTTATGCCACTATCGATCTTAGTAGTGCGTCTGATACTGTGTCTTATGCCCTGGTGATGTCGCTGTTACCGCTTGGGTGGTTCGATTTATTGGACCACTTCCGAAGCGAAAGCGTTGAGTTGGGAGAAGAGCTTATAGTGTTGGAGAAATTCAGCTCTATGGGCAACGCGTACACGTTTGAGTTGGAGAGCTTAATCTTTTACTCTCTGGCCCTTGCCGTGTGCGATTATCTCAACTTAGTGGGAATGCCTGTCTTCGACCATCGTGGGTCCCTCGGAAGAGGGTTCCCAGTGGAAGTATACGGGGATGACATCATTGTCCCCGTTGGCGCCTATAGCCTCCTGGAAAAGGTCCTACAGTGGTGCGGCTTCGAGCTTAA